TACATCTTCTACAATCTTAGAAGAGTTACCAAGAAAACTTTCTTTTTCATATTCTGGAATTCATACATCTTTTAACACAAAGATAAACAGAGAGTATTATTTCAATCCAGCAGAGTCTGTTGGTATTGGAAGCACTGGTGTTGGTATTGGCGTAACACTATCAATATCAAATCCAGGATCTGGATCTAGTGAAATTTTTGTTCCAATTCAATCAATATATCTTCCAAATCATGGCCTTCAAACTGGTGATGAAGTAACTTATCAAACTAACACTGGAACCTCAATTGGAATTTCTACAAATGAAGTAGCCGCTGGATTTGGTAGCACATCTTTGTTAAATCAAAATTCTATTTTATTTGTTGCTAACATTAGTCAAGATTTTATTGGTCTTTCAACAGTCAGAATTGGATTGGGGACTTTAGGGACTTTTGTTGGCGTAGGAACATCAATATCACATCAAGGTCTCGTATATTTTACTGGAATTGGAACAGGAGAGTATCATAGTTTAAAAACAACATATCCTACGGTAAAAGGAAATGTTCAAAAAAATACAGTAGTTGTATCCACAGCAACATCTCGTACTTCCTCCAGCCACTTAGCCAAGTCCTTAGACTCTCCCTTACTCAACAGGTAGTGATCCATAATACCTGTCATGCTGACACCCAGTAGTGCTTCCTCCTCAGTGTTCTTCTTCCAGCAGTTACGCAGGTATCTGAAGTCTGTCAAGGTAGCCTGTAGTGTACCAATGATAGCAGCCATCTCTGCCTTCTTCTTGAGACTAGCCAGTGTGTCATCAGGACGTACTACAATCTCTGACAGGTTACAGAACTGGTTACTACGCAGGATAATCTCAGAGCATGGGTTAGTACCAAAGTCCTGCTCAGGGTCACGCCTACCGTTACGTCCTGCAATCTTCTGTGCTGCTACACGGCTGAAGATACCTCGCTCACCCGCCTTACTCTCGTACATGTTCTGCATCTCGCCTAAGAAGGACTCAAAGTCTGGCTTCTCAGTGTACGCTACGCTGTTGTTAGCGAGTCTGCGCTGCCCTTCTAGTTCCCACCAGTTACCTGACTTAGCCTTCGCCATACGTGGATCAGACAGGTTAGAGAGGCTGATTAGTGCAGACCTACGGACACCGCCTACAACTACAATGTCAGCTACCTTACACACTACATCGTGACACTCAATGCTCGTCAGCTTACGTCCTGCTGCCTTAGTAAACACTTCGACACAGAAGTTAAACAAATCCACCAGAGGCTCTGGGCCTGACGCTCTACCGCCAAAGGTCTTTAGTCTAGCACCTGATGGACGTACCTTGCTCATGTCCCACTTAGGTATCTTACCAGCGTACAGCAGACTAATAAGCTCACGGAATGCAGAGGCCCAGCCTATCTTGCTGTCAGCTACTACAATCACACTGTCAGTCTTGTGGAATGTCTCTGCAATCACAGGTAGCTTGGTAATGAAGTTGCGCTCAACACTGAAGCCTACGCCTGTGCCGCACATCAACACGTACATCAGCTCATCAAAGCTGCGCGGTGAGTCAATAGCTAAGTAACTACAATTAAATCCAGCTACGTTATCTTTATCTAGTGCCTCACCTGCTGTCATCATGCAGCGCATAGAAGGCATAACGTCCATGTTATGTATAGCGTCAAACATCTTAGCACTGGTCTTCTGGTCTATCTGCCCACGATCTACCCAGAAGGACACATAGCGGTTGACTGTCTCAGCCCAAGTCTCTCTGCGCTTCTGCTCAGGTAGCCAACGTGCGTAGCGGCTCTTGTGTATAAACTGTTGGTACTGATCCATTATGTGTTCTCCTCTGTTACCATTGCTGTTAGCTTCTGTAAGTACCAGCCAGCTTTCTGTAGGTCTTCTACCTGCTTACCTTTGTAGTCATAGCGCCACAGGTACTTCATGCAGTTGCCCTTGAGGTAGCCCTTGAATGCAACACTAGACATAGACTCTTCTATAGCTTCAATACACTCTATGTTGCCAGTGTTGTAGTGTGTGGGCTTGTTTACGTTGTCCATGATCTGTTCAGCTTCCTCGTGTGCTGCCTTCATCCATGCTTCCAGTCCTGTCTTCTTCTCTATTGCTGGGTGTTGATTACGTACTCTATCCCAATCTGCTGGTGTCGCGTCATTCAATCTCATGCCTAAACTCCTCTTGCAATTGCTCTAGTCTGTCATTCGCCTTCTCACTAAACGCATCTACTAACTCGTCTGAGGTTATGTTTAATATCTCTATGATTGTTAGTTCGTCTAGCTGCTTCAGCTTCTCTAGTAAGTCATAGTAAGTGAGAGCCATATTAGTCTCCGTACTTCTCTCTCAGGTAGTTTATGCTAACTGGTAGCTCATCACAACCACCGTTAGCTACTTCATTCAACATCCATATACCTGCCCAGCTTCCGTTAGTCTGTGGCGTTAAGTAGTCCTCGTCATGCTGGTAGTAGATACCTGAGAACAGTCCTAATAGGTTGGTGCCGTCTGCCTTACGCGCATAGGCTATGTCACGGTCTTGTACGTGGCCCATCACACAGCTCATATACTTCTTCTGTAACATTAGTTTAGCAGAGCTAACTGGCCTGCCCATAACACCTGAAGTAAAGTAGTGGCAGTAGGCAATGTCGTCAATGACAATAGGCTCCAAAAACGGCACAACTTCAAAGCCCATCTCCTCTAACATAAAGTCTTCGTACTTCAACAGTCCGTCTAGCTTAGGGTCTGCCTCAATAGCTCTCTCTATGCGGTGCTCGTGATTACCAAGAGTAAACACCATACGCGGATTCCACTTCTTCCACTTGTTACGCTTCAGTCTGTCTTGTTCGCGCTGTATAGGCTCTAGGAACTGACGCATAGCGTTAATGCCTGCGTTGATGTCGTTGATGTAGCGTCTACCCTCAAAGGACTTCTTGCCTACGTCATAACTGCTTAGGCTAGGCATGTCCCAGTGGTCGCCAATGTGGATAATTACGTCAGGCTTCTTATCTGCTGCGTACTCTCCAGCCCAGCGTAGATGCTCTGCTTTATCTCCCGGTTTAACTTGTGTGTCTGGTATAACTAAATGCTTAGTCATTTCTTACGCCTCTTACGCTCTGCGTTAGTCTTAGCAGTATGGCACTTATGGCACAGCACTTGATAGCCGTCAGCTTCTATGAACATTCTGTCTATGTAGGTGTTCCAATCTACGAAGCCTACTTCTGGGTCAACTACTGGGTCTATGTGATCTACTGCTGCGTTGTTACGTCTGCGCTTCTTTCCCTCTAGCGGTGGTAGAGTAGCTGGAGAGCCTTTGCCGCACTTGGCACACTTGTACATCCCTCTAGCTACCCTAGCCGCTGATTTGACATCGTGCTTTACACCCCACTTAGCGTGAGCTTGTCTGAGTGCAGAGACGATAAAGGAGCGGAAACGCGCTTCTGTCCATCTTCCGTTATTCCTTGGTTTCATTGAAACTCCATATCTCACCTTCGTGTCTACGCAGCCAGAGCATCCTACCATTCTCTATCACTCTGTCTTCGTCTCCATCGTACATTTCTACGCACTTGTCGTAGAGTTCCTGCTCAGTAGTACAGTCCTTCAGAATCTTCTCTGACTTCTTCTCGCCAATACCTTTGATGCCTATGATGTTGTCAATCCTGTCACCCATTAGTATCTGACGGTAGAAAAAGCGTAAGCCGTCCTCTGGCTTTACGTGGTACTTGCTTTTCTTTACAAAGTTATAATGCCACCCCGGTATCTGATCAAAGTCCTTGTCTAAAGAGACCATGATGGCTTTATCACCGTGTGTGGTAGCCGCTATAGCTATGGCATCGTCTGCCTCTTCTCCTTCAGTAACTACAGCAGCCCACTTGTCGATAAGATGCTCACGCAGCGCCTGAATATGCACTGGCTTCTCCTTATCTTTACGGTTTCCTTTGTACTCAGCAGTAACGGCATATTCCTTGCGGAAGTTTCCTTTGCCAGTAAGGTACAGAACATACTCGTCTTCTTCTTCGTCTACG